GCTTATTCCTAGCAAACACATAGGCCGTAAAACGTTGTCGTTTCATCGTACTGCTTTGCAATTCTTTGAGTTGGCCGCGAATGAATTAGGAATAAAAAGGCTACAGTTCACAATTCATTCTGAAAACGTTCCAGCAGTCAAATGGGCTGAAAGGTGTTACTTTGAATACGAGGGTACTATGCGTCGGTATGGTCCTGATGGCAAAGATTATAAAATTTATTCGAGGTTGTTTTAATGGGCGGTCTATTCAAAAAACCAAAAGCTCCACCACCAGATCCCAAGATTGAAGAAAATCTAAGGGAGCAAGAAGTTGCAGCGGAACAAGAGAAAGTTGAAACTGGAAAGAAAATTGCGTCTAGGGCAGCGGCCCGGCGTCGTGGTGGGCGAAAAGGTTTGATGGCTGAAGGTGTAACGGTAGGCACTCCGGGTCGTGAGGTTGAACAGTTACAATCAACGTTAGGACGTAACCCAAGGTCGGGCTAATGAAAAAATATATCCGCAATCCCAAACATACGGAGGTCCATGATGTACGGAGCAAAAAGCGCAAAGCGTCCATTGAAAAAGAAAATGAACAGCAAGACGAACAGTCTGAGAAAAAAGATGGCGACTAAGTATGGTAAAAAAGGCTCATCAAAATCCTGAAGGTGGATTGAATGAAGAAGGTCGCAAGCACTTCAAAAGAACTGAAGGTGCTAATTTAAAACGACCCATCAGTTCAGGAACAAACCCGAGGCGGGTTTCATTCGCGGCAAGATTTTCTGGCATGAAAGGGCCAATGAAAGACGAGCAAGGTAGACCTACAAGAAAAGCTCTAGCTCTAAAAGCTTGGGGCTTTGGTAGTGTAGAAGCTGCCCGTAATTTTGCACAGAGGCACAAGAAAGCATGAGTTTAACGGACGAACAAAAAAAGAAGCTGGATAAACATAAGAAGCATCATACCGAAAGACATATGCGTAAGATGCGTAACCTTATGGGTAAGCAAGGTAAGACGTTTACTCAAGCACATAACGCAGCAATGAAAAAGGTTGGTAAATGACAAAGAAGTTTGATCAAGCCGCAATGAATAAAATGGTCGGTAAGAAGGCTGACCAGATTATGAAAGAAGGTAAAGCCAAAAACAAAAAGCAAGCCTTTGCTATTGCTTACGCGATGCTCGGAAAGAAAAAAGAAGCTTAGTATGTTAGACGTCAAACAAATTAAAAAACGATATAAAACGGCTCAAACTCATAAGGAGCAATGGCGTTCTATATACGAAGAAGCCTACGAGTATGCTTTGCCTATGCGTAATCTCTACGATGGTTACTACGAGGGAAATGTTCCCGGGCAAAACAAAATGAAACGAGTGTTCGACAGTACGGCGGTACACTCAACGGCCCGGTTTGCAAATCGAATACAGTCATCTTTATTTCCTCCACAACGTCCGTGGTGCCGATTGCAGCCGGGTCTAGAAATACCTGAAGATCAAAAGCTAGAAGCGCAACAAGCTCTAGATTTTTATTCTGAAAAAATGTTTGGGATTATGGCGCAGTCTGGTTTTGACTTGGCTATGGGTGAGTTCTTACTTGACTTGGCGGTTGGCACGGCGGTCATGCTCATACAGCCCGGAGATGAAATAACCCCTATTCGATACACTGCTGTTCCTAGTTATCATATCTCGTTTGAAGAAGGACCAAACGGTACGGTTGATACGGTCTATAGAAAATTCAAGCGACCTTTCAACGTTATTCAGCGTGAATGGCCCGATGCCGATATACCTGACCACATTGTTAAAAAGTTTGAGGATGACCCTACTCAACCACTAGAAATGATTGAGGCAACGTACACCTTAGACAACCAAATACATTATTGCTTGATAACAGCCGAAGAGGACTTCAAGCTATTACATCGTGAACTCAAGTCTTTTCCTTGGGTTATCTCTAGATACATGAAAGCCAGCAACGAACGGTATGGTCGTGGTCCTGTGCTATACGCCCTACCTGACATTAAGACACTTAACAAAGTTGTTGAATTAACTTTGAAAAACGCCAGCATTAGTATCGGTGGCGTGTTTACTGCGGTTGACGATGGCGTATTAAACCCCCAAACCATCAGCATTGTTCCCGGCGCAGTAATAGGCGTTAGCTCGAACGGTGGACCTCGTGGACCATCCTTACAACCCCTTCCCCGTTCGGGTGACGCTAACCTAACACAGATAGTCAGCAATGACTTACGAATGAACATCAAAAAGACATTGCTAGACGAAAGCTTGCCGCCCGACAATATGAGCGCCAGAAGTGCGACTGAGATTGTAGAAAGAATGAAAGAGCTATCGCAGAACTTGGGGTCAGCGTTCGGGCGGCTCATAAGTGAAACAATGTTTCCAATAGTTCGGCGCACATTAGAGCTTATGGATGAAATGGGTGAGATTGCGCTACCACTAAAGGTCAACGGGCTTCAGGTGCAAGTTATTCCTGTGTCTCCGTTGGCTATGGCTAACAATGCAGAAAAAGTAAACGAAGTCATCCAGTTTATGCAGTTTGCTCAGATGATGGGGCCGCAAGGTCAGACATTACTGAGGATGGACAAGGTAGGCGATTATATTGCTGACCAGCTAGGCGTACCCGCTGATCTAAGAACGACGCCGCAAGAACGTCAGCAAATGCAAGAAGAGATGATGCAGATGGCACAAATGGCGGCACAACAACAAGGCGTGTTGCCACCTGAAGGGGAGCAAATGCAATGAGCCAAGCAGAGCGTATTCGTAGCATAAACTCACCCGGATGGGATGGTGTTGATGCTAGTGTAACACATTTAGAAATGCCGAACTCCGCGCAACGAGATATAGATATTCAGTTTAAAAGATGCTTTGACTCTGATGCTGGTAAAAAGGTTTTGGAACATTTGCAGACTATAACTGTAGATCAACCAGCGTGGGTGCCGGGTGCTGACCCTTCTTTTGGATACGCACGGGAAGGTCAGAACAGTTTAGTGCGTGAAATACAACAGAGGATTAAACGAGCGAATGAGCGAGAGTGACAACCAAGAAGCCGAAGGGACAACCGAAGAAGTAGCGGCCCCCGATGGTTTGATGGCCGCAGCAGCTTTAGATCAAGAAAAAGCGGTAGAAGAAGACGAAACTATTGAGCATCGTGCAGATGCGGAGCCAACAGAAGAGCCTGAAGAACCCGAGATATACGAAAGACCAGAGTGGTTTCCTGAAAAGTTTTGGGATGAAAAAGAAGGTCCAGACTTAGAAAACATTGTTAAGTCTTATGAAGAGTTGCAAAAAAAGTTTTCACAAGGTCAACACAAAGCTCCAAAAGAATATAACACCGAAGTTTTAACAGAGGCTGGATATGAAGCTGATGACCCGGTTGTGTCTACATATTTAGATTGGGCGCAAAAGTATGGCGTCAATCAAGCGGCATTTGATGAACTTGCTGGCTCCATCACAAGCATGGCGGGTGAAAGTCTTGAGGCTGTTCAAATAGATACAGCGCAAGAAATGAAAGCACTGGGTTCAAACGCTGATGCTATTTTAAAATCAAATATTAATTGGGCTGATAGTTTATTATCCAAAGGCGTTATTTCTCAAGAAGAAAGAGGCGAAGTTGATATATGGGGCGGCACTGCTGTAGGTCAGCGTCTTTTGCAAAAGGTACGTTCAATGACAGGCGATATGTCAAAAATACCTATAGCTGAAGTAGCGGCGTCGGGTGTGAGTGAAGATGAATTTAAAGCTAATATGCAGTCTAAGATTGCAGATCCCCGTTATGGTTCTGACGCAAAATTTACTAGAGATGTTGAGTTAGAATACCAAAGGAGATACGGCTAGCCTGTAGTCGTAGCACAGGAGTTTTCACTGCTCTCTCCTGATACTAGCCCTCGCTTAGTCTTCCCAGCGGGGGCTTTTTATATGTACAAACACCACACCTAGCATCTAATATGTTTACAAGCTACAGCTTGTAGTATATCCTATGTGTGACAGATAACCTTATGGCCTGTCTGGTTTAGAGAAATCTAACGGGCGTGGACGTATCCACGAAGCCAGAGGCCGGAACTCCCGACAACCTATCAAGGCGACAAATTTAACTGGTTCAATAATAGGAGCTATAAATTATGTCTACGAACCTTAGTCCGGCGTTCGTCCAGCTATTTGAAGCGGAAGTGCATCAAGCGTATCAAGGCGCTGCTGTTCTTCGTGGTGCTGCACGGACCCGAAATGGTGTGACGGGAGACACCGTAAAATTCCCGAAAGTCGGTAAAGGAACTGCGTCGGTTCGCGTTCCACAAACTGACGTAACTCCAATAAACGCAGCCTTTTCACAAGTCTCCGTTAGTATGCAAGACTTTGTTGCTGCTGAATATTCTGATATATTCAATCAGCAAAAAGTTAACTTCGATGAGCGTCAAGAACTAGCGCAAGTCGTGGGTAATGCTATTGGACGCCGTGAAGACCAAATCATTATTGATGCACTAAATGCCGCTTCAGCGGGATCTTCAGTTGCTAAAACTGTGGTTACCTCTGGTTCAGCCGCTGCATCAAACCTTAATGTTGGTAAAATATTAGCGGCAAAAAAAGCTTTGGATGCGAAAAACGTACCTCCAACTGACCGTCACTTTGTAATTCATGCTAATAACTTGTCTGGTTTGCTTGGTGATGAACGAGCAATTTCAAGTGATTTTCAGACTGTACAAGC